AAGGTCGAAGAGCATCTCCCCGATCTGCGGACAATCGATGCGCTGTCCAAGGCGCTGATTGATGGCGCTTCGATGGCGTCTCGTAACGTCACGATGATCCGTCCGAATGCTGCTGGCGGTATCAACCTTCGTCGTCGCTTCGCTAAGGCGAACAACGGTGACATCATCGTCGGGAACCCTGAAGATGTTGTCATGCTGCAATTCCAGAACAACAACGGGATGCAGCTATCGGCGGCTGAACTTGAACGTCAGACCCGTGAAGTCTCGCAAGCATTCCTGATGGGTGCTGCGACTGTTCGTGACTCGGAGCGGACCACCGCATTCGAGGTGCGCCGCATGACGGAAGAACTGGAGGGCACCTTGGGTGGTGTCTACAGCCAGCTTAACCAAGACATGCAGCAAGCACGTCTCAAGCGTCTCGTGGTCCAGATGAAGCGCAACCAACAGCTTCCAGATTGGCCAGAGGGTCTGATTGAGCCTGTCATCCTGACTGGTCTTGAAACCCTTGGTCGAGAGCAAGACATCACTCGCGTCCAGACTGCGCTGCAATTCCTGCAAGGGATGCCGCCTGAGATTCTGGAATACGTCAAGTTCGATGTTCTGCTTGGTAAGGCATTCTATGGTCTCAACCTTCCTGACTCTGTTCGCACACAGCAGGAAGTCCAAGAGATGCAGTCCCAGAAACAACAGCAACAAGCCGCGATGGCAGGTATGCAGCAAGCCGCAGGTGCGGCAGGTGCTGCTGCTGGTCAGGCAGCGGGTCAACAGATGATGGCACCACGCCAATAAGGAGTAACAATGGCTGACGCACTTCAGGTAGAACCGGGGTCGGACGACTACAATGCCCAGATGGCCGAGAAGTTCACCAATCAAGAACCTACCGCAGACAATGGGGACACACCTGATGAAGTCCCTGTCGCGCCTATGCCGGAAGGCGGTTACGAGAAGTTCTACAACAAGGACACTGGAGAGTATAACTGGCAGAACCACGCCAAGGAACTTCAGTATCGGTTGGAGAACGGTGGTAAGACCCCAGAGGTAACACCAGAAGAACAGGCCGAGGTTGAGGCCACCACTGAAGATGCAGCAAGTGATATCGTTCTCAAGGCTGGTCTCAGTCCTGACGATCTTCGCCAACAGATCGAGTCCACTGGGTCTCTGTCTGAGGAGGCATTTGCTGCTCTAGAGGCGCAGGGCCTTCGTCGGGATCTCGTGCAGACTTATGTGGACAACATGGTCTACCGTCTTGAACAGACACAAGCAGAGGCAATGACCTACGCTGGTGGTCAGGACGAGTGGGACAAGCTGTCTGCTTGGGCAGAGACAAACCTGCCTGACTCCGAGAAGATCCGTTACAACGAACTGCTTGCTACGCCTGAGTGGAAGGTGGCTATTGATGCGCTGCGTATGCGGCGCGATACGGCCATCGGTGAGCCTAACCTGATTGGTGGTAATAACAACTTGGCTGGATCTCAATTCGGCTACCGCTCCAAGAGCGAGATGAAGCGTGACATGTCTGATCCACGCTACGCCAGTGATCCTGCATTCCGTAAGGAGGTCATGCAGAAGATCCAGAGCGCAACTTGGGACTATGACGCTTAACAATGGGGAGCCGCGAGGCTCCCTATTTTTTGCATTTATGGCGTGGTTCTGCCCATAGGTAACTGGACGAAACGCGACTAGCCCCCGCAAGTCGTCCTAAACGGTGTGGCTTGTGATGCGCTTGGCCGCGCTAACGAACCATTCCGTGCTGATTAAGCTAAGTAGATCGGACCCGCTAAGGTGGACAATCCGAAACCAAAGGCGACAAGGCGAAAGAAAACCTGACAAATTTTTACACAGATTGGAGATAGACATGGCAACTGGAACCGCCTCGTCTCCCGTCCGCTTTGGCGCTGGTCAATCTTCGCCCACCGACAATCGTTCCCTGTTTCTGGACGTATTTGGTGGCGAGGTTCTGACCGCCTTCGACAACGCTACTGTCACCCTCGACAAGCACACCGTCAAAAGCCTGAGCGGCGGCGCAAAAAGCTATCGCTTCCCGAAAACGTGGAAGGCCGATGCAGAATACCACACCCCCGGCACTGAACTGCTGGGTAATGATTTCACCACGGGTGAACTGACGATCAACGTCGACGACATTCTGGTCTCGCACTATGCGATTGCAGATCTCGACCGTATCCTGTCGCACTTCGACATGCGCTCGATCATCTCCGGCGAGATGGGTCGTGCCCTTGCGAAGGTGTTCGACAAGAACGTCTTCCGTCAGCTTATCCTTGCAGCCCGCGATGCTGGCTCCGCACCGTTCCCTGGTGGCGAGTCGATTGCAGACGCGGCACTGACTGACTCTGGCACCATCTCGGGTATCGACTGGATCGATGCTATCCGTGACGCCAACCTGCGCCTGTTCAACAAGGACGTGCCGGAAGAAATGCCGCGCTACCTTGCTGTCAACGCAGCCGTGTTTGACGCGATCAAATACGCCAAGGATGCGAATGGTCAGTATATCGTTCTGAACCGTGATTTCGGTGCAGACGTTGCTGGCGGCATTCAGGCCCGCGCTGAGACCATCAAGATCGATGGTGTCACCGTTGTGAAGTCGCGCAACATTCCTGGCTCGGACGAGTCGGCAGACACTGGTGTCTACAGCAAGTATCGTGGCAACTACAGCACCACCACTGGTGTTATGTGGTGCCCGCAAGCTGTGGCGACCGTCAAACTGCTGGACATCAGCATGGAAACTGAACGTGATGTTCGTCGTCTTGAAGACTTCATGGTCTCCAAGATGTTCGTGGGTCACGGCACCATGCGTCCTGAAATGGCAATCGAATTTAAGACTGCCTAAATCCATTGAAGGGGCATCTTCTAGGCTATTCCTAGAGGGTGTCCCTTTTTTTTTGAGGTGAGCCGATGCTAACTAAACTTGATGCAGTGAACATCATCCTGCAAACAATCGGTGAAACGCCCGTCTCGTCGCTGGCCTCTGGTCTGCCTGACGCTGAAGAAGCAGAGGCAAAGCTGGACTCTACGACCTTGGAGGTTCTCGCCAAAGGTTGGCATCAGAACACCGAGAAGGCGCTTTCCATTACCAGAAACTCTTCCAACGAGATCATCATCCCGAACCACTATCTGCGGATTGATACTGTGGAAGACAGTCAGAACATCAACGTGACCATTCGTGAACAAGGTGGTCGCCGCAAGCTGTTCAATCTGAACAAACACACCTTCAAATTTGAGCGTGACCCTAAGTGTGATGTGATCGTTTCCATCGCCTTTGAAGCACTCACATTTGAGATGCAGAATTTCATCGCACTGCGGGCAGCGCGTAAGTTCCAAGAATCCGTGATGGGTTCAGCGGCACTCGACAGCTTTGCAGTCCGGCAAGAACAGGAAGCCTATACGGCTCTGCTAGATGCTGAAGCTGAGAACGAGGATCTGAACGTCCTGCGTGACAGTCCTTACCTGTCCTATGCCACGATGCGTTATCACCCCCTAAGCCAGAGGTAATCTTATGGGTAAACTGATCGAGCAGTCTATCAAGACGTTGTATCAGGGCGTGTCGCGCCAGCCTGACCCTGTTCGACTGCCTGGTCAGGTTGAAGAAGCCGATAACATTTTGGTTTCTGTTGTGACTGGCGGGTTCGAGTCGCGGCCTTCGTCGCGCCATGTGACCACCATGCCCAACCTTTCACCCACCGCCCTCCCCGCCGTGCATAGCTACAGCCGTGATGCTCTTGAGCGTTACGTTGTTCTGATCGAAGACGGTGATATGACCATCTACGATCTTGATGGTGTCCAGAAGACCGTCAACTTCCCAGACGGTAAAGGATACCTGCAAGGGGCGCGTGATAACTTTTCCTTCGTGACCATCGCGGACTACACGATTGTAGCCAACAGTTCCAAGACTGTGCAGATGGTCCCCAACAGCTACACGCCTCCGCATCGCGGTCTAATCAACTGCCGTGTGACCAACTCGTCTTCCGACTACAGCATCGAACTGTATCTCGAAAGCACCCAGACGTGGACCACCATTTGGTCCGTCAGCTTGACCACGGCCTACAGCAACACCGAACTATCTGCCAACATCTACGCCAACCTTAGTCTCCCCGCTGGTTTCACCGCCACGAAGATGAGCGACACTATCGTCATTGAGGGGACAGAGGCGTTCCGTCTGCGGCACAACGGGTCTGACCCAACGTATGGCCCGTGGACTATGACTGATGTGGTAGGCAAGCGAGAGTATCTGCCTATTGAGGCACCTGACGATTACTACATTGCAGTCGGTGAGAACATCGACGCAGAGTTGTATGGCTACTGGGCTAAGTTTGATGTTGATCAGGGTGGCTGGGTTGAGACCTTCGACCCCTATGAGGACAACGAGTTCGACGCCACGACCATGCCGCACTGGCTGGTCCGCGAGGCAAACGGCACGTTCACCTTTAAACAAGGCGAGTATAAAGACCGCCTGTGCGGTGATATAGAGACCGTTCCAAATCCCGACTTTGTTGGGAAAGAGATCACGTCTGTTGTGTTCCACCGTAATCGTCTGGGCTTTGTGTCTGGTGAGACGATCTTCTTCTCGCAGTCTGGTAAATACTTCACGTTCTGGCCGGACTTCTCCACGCAGTCCTTGGACAGCGATGCATTCGGTCTGACCGCATCGGCTGAGACCGTCAACGAACTGAAACACGCCGTGGGCTTCCGCAAGTCACTCTTCCTTACGTCCAACAAGGCGCAGTTCGAGGTCTCTGGTGGGCAGTTCCTGTCCCCGTCTACGGCATCTGTGGACCTGTCTACGACCTATCTGACTGAGGAGAAGTGTCGCCCGATCACTCTGGGTAACACGCTCTACTTTGCGGCCAAGTCTGGCCGTGACGCTCTTGTGTTCGAATATCAGTATGATGATAACTCGGTGAGCAACGTGGCGTCTGACGTGACCCTACATGCCCTGTCGTATATCCCTGCGCCTATCGAACTGATGACTGGCGACAGCACAAACGACATGCTTGTCCTGCTGTGCAGCGAAGAGCGTTCCTCTCTCTACGTCTATAAGATGTATGTGGATGTGGACACCAAGGCTCAGTCGGCATGGACCCGCTGGACCTATGGTGAAGGATCAGACATCAAGTGGGCTGCTGTGATCGACGGTGAACTGTATGTGATCATCGCCCGCAACGGCGAGGTCTTCATGGAGCGCACCTTCCTGCGCTATGAGTTGTCGAATGAGAACCACCCATACCAGGTCAATATGGATCGTCAGGTCCAGATAACGGGTGTCTATGACGCAGCTACTAACCTGACCACTTGGACCCTGCCCTATCGGCACAACCAGAACATCACGGCAGTTCTGTCTACCGACTTCCCGATTGGTCTTGTCGGTGAGGTGATGACTGTGAACTACACGACTGACTATGAGTTTACCGCAGTCGGTAATTACAGTGCTGGTAGAGCCATCATCGGGACGGTCTTTACGTCTAGGGTAAAGCTGTCGAAGCTGTATCCGCGTGACCCGCAGAACCTGCGTAAGACGATCACCAGTGGTCGCTTCCAGCTTCGCAACGTGTCTCTGAACTTCAAGGACAGCGGCTACTTCAAAGTGCGGATCACTCCTGAGTTTCGTAACTCGCGAGAGTTTGAATTCACAGGTCGTATCGTCGGCTCTGGTTATTCACGAATTGGTATTCCTGCCATCCCAGCATTGGGAGACTTCAGGGTTCCTGTGATGACACGAGCGGACACCGTGGACATCGAAATCATCAATGATTCAGAGAAGCCAATGAACATCACGTCTATCGACTATGTGGGCTTCTTCAACGAACTAACGAGACAGGGGTAACATCATGTGTATTACACTCGCTGTCGCCCAGATTGCCATGTCTGCGGTCAATGCTGCTGTCGCGATCAACCAGGCTAATCAAGCTGCTGATCGCGCACGGCAACAGGCCATGCAGGAGTATGAGGCCGCAAAGCGCGAAACTGAGGCGGCATACCAAGAGACAAACAGGAAGATCGCAGAGTCCCAGCTTGACCAAATGGAAGCTGAGAGTGACGCGATCCGTGCTGCCAACAAGTCTCTCGGCACACTACGGGCAACTGAAAGTGCCCTCTCAGACTCCAGCTTGGGGACGATCTTCTTTGAAGAGGCTTATACAAATGGCCTGAACTTCTCGCGTATGAACACCAACGGCAAGCGTGAGGTCACCGCTCTGATCTCCGAGAAGTATGCGTCTGAACAGGCGTATATCAACCGCACGACAATGGCTGCTAACCAAGCAGAGAACTACATTGCGGAGTCCAACGCTCGGAAGACTGGTGCAATCTTGGGTGCCGTTGGATCTGGTCTACAGATCGGCTCCAGCTACTACGCAAATCAACAACTCACAAACGCAATAGCTAATGGCTAAGGAGGTCTTCAATGGCTCGTATGGCTAGAACGCAGACTGCCATTGGTGCGACTAATGGTGGGATGCCCAGCGTTCAACCGCAACGCTTTAACCACGCACAGTCACAGATCATCAGTGAAGGTGCGGGACTTGATCCCTTCCGAGGGGATCTCACAAACGCATTCAATCAGTTCTTTGGTCAGGTCAACAGCAGCCTACAGACCATTCAGGACGCGAACTGGCAGATCCGGCGTCAGGAAGCTGAGAACATTCGGAATGAACGCCGCCTTGAGGCAGAGGCCTTGGCACGGGACACCTTCATGGAGAATCCCGATATGTCGGCGGCTGACATCCCTGGCTATGTTAGTTCGCTGTCTTCTGAACAGTCGCAGAGCCGGACGTTCTTGACGACCTATCGTGACACGCTGGGTGCCAACATCGGTGACCGTATGTATGGGGACTTCTCCCTGTATATGCAGGACCGCAACCCTGCGAACTTTGAAGCAGACGCCCAACGCTACTGGGAAGAGAACTACGGCAACGGCACTGGAGATCCATATGTTGATAACGCCATGTCGGCTGCGTGGTCTCGTAACTACGAGCGGGCGCGTGTCACTGCGGCACAACAGGCAATCTCCAACGCTCGTGCGGCTGCTTGGGAAAACACCCAGACAGCCATCTATAGCGCGATGGGTCCAGGGTTTAGCCAAGGTGACTGGGCTACGGCATTCTCTAATGTTCAGGCACAGTTCCCGTTTGAGTCCAGTGGTCGCACTGCGTCCCGAACTCTCGCTGTCATGGCCCAAGCTGCCGTTCACGGCGGTCCTGAAGCCGTGCAAGCGTTCACCGCGTTCCT